GAGTTTTACCTTTAACCCATTCCGAAACCAGCGAACTACTTGCAATCGCCGATCCGCAGCCATAAGTTTTGAATTTGGCATCTGTAATTATCCCTTCGTCAACTCGTATTTGAAGTTGTAGCACATCACCGCAAGCAGGTGCGCCAACTAATCCTGTTCCTACTCTAGGATCATCCTTATCTAGTTTGCCTACATTTCTAGGGTTTTCGTAGTGGTCTATAACTTGATCACTGTATGACATTTTTTAACTCCCCCATTTTAGATTTTATTATTTCTACAATTAATGGACTCATTACGACTTCATAATGGTTGTAATTTACTTCTATCAATTCCATATCGTCACCGTGATGTTGCATACTTTGAATTGTAACTACTCCATCATTTGGTTCAAGAATAAACGGACTTTTTCCTCTAGTTGTTACTACATTAGTCCAAGGATGTTGAACCTTTATTCTTGAGGCTATTTTCATGGGATCGCTATTAGGACCAATGTCTCTCATTAGTCTACTAAATGGTAAGAAGTATCTAGCATAATCTGCTTCTCTGCTACCACCGTACGGAGTAGAAATAGTTACTGCACCAATTACTTGATCAGGATAATGATTCGCTAAATGCAGAGAATAAATCCCGCCTAAACTATGTGCTACAAAAAACACATTGTCAAGATGTTTTAATTTTTCTTTGAATATTTCTAAATTATTAAGAAAGCCGTTACTGCTGTCGTAGTTAAAAGATATACTAGGAACATCTAGGTGATCCCTAATATAATTGAAACTTTCTTCGGTTGCACTTGCACCGTGGATATAAACTATTTGCATGATACAAATATTTATTGTGCTAGCATCCTTACTAGCCCAAGTGCATCAATACTAACTAATAACAGGTAATTTGCGAGCATACCGAAGCTCCTACGAGTCCAAGAAGCCCAAACGTACAAAGCACACCCAGTAATCCAAAACGGGTAGAGTATGAGAAGAGGTGGGCTAGGCACAGTGAGAGCCATAGTAACGCTGCAACCAATAGAAATAGCCCAAGCCAGCAGCTCAATACAAAAACGAGTACGGCTGGAATAATAGTCAGTCCTAATCCAAGAAAAAATTCCATAAAATAAATCGTTCAATTATCCCCCAGCGAACACATCTTTAGATCCTGCTGCTACAGAAGAGCCACAGCCTATAGGATCGCCAATACGTCCAATTTGTTTATTGTTTACAAAAACAGATCCACTACCCGAGGACAAAGAACTATCATGGCAACTAGGTTCAGGATTGCAGTGTGTCACCCAATGATCGCCCTGTCTATGTACTTTAATATTATTGCAGAATACATCGTCGCTGGCTGAGTCATTTACCCTTGGTGGCCAACTGCCGTGCCCTGTACATCCATCACCTAATCTTGTAACTGCTGGCATTATACTGATCCTCTCGACAACGCTTGCACCATTTGAGCTTTACCAGTATCCCAATTATTTTGTATAGTTTGAGTCACGGAAGCTGATCCTGATGTAGTACTTATGGTATAAGTAATCGTTTTACTTAAAATTTTTGACGGGTTAAACTGGGTAAGAGCGTAAATTTTAGGAGGTATATCTTGATATGGAGTTATATCTACTTCTTTTTGTGGTTCAGTTGTTAGATATTCAAAAGTTTTTTCTGTGAATATATTGATGTATCTTCCGGAAATAGTAACATTAGATCCGCTATAGTTTATAGTCAATCCCTCTGTGGATAAATTTGCACTAACACCAGTTACCGTAGCAGCGATTGGTTCTAAAAATCCTACATCCTCTACACTTATACTTTGAGTAAAATTTTGAAATTCTTCCACAGTTGTAAGTATAGAGGGAGATGCAGTAGACATGTTAAGCTAGTTTAATTCCAGAAGTTTGTTCTAAAAATGTTTTAGCAAACTTTTCATCAGATGCTTCAGCTACTGTGACAGTTTTCTTTTGCAATTTGATTTCTTTGTCTGGGTCTACTGTGAACAAGTAGGGCATCAGACCGGGACCTTGTTGCCCCATACCAATTACCATTGGTCTTGATAGTTTATAATGTAAATCATTTTCTTCAATCAGTTTAGCTACGATTTCTTCGCCTGATGTTAGTTTTAGAGTAATTACTTCGCCTACGGATACGCCTTTATCAATTAACATGTTAACCTTTCAAAAATTGTTTAAGTTCTGTGAATCCACCAATTAATTTATCATCTAAAAAAATCTGTGGAACTGTACGTGCTGTTGGTACTGCTTCTAATAAATCTTCTTTACTATACCCATCGCCAATTTTACGTTCTTCAAATTCAATACCTATTAACGTAAGTAGTGCCTTTGCTTGATCGCAAAATGGGCAATGATATTTCGACCATACTACTGCTTTCATTTATTTCTCCATCATAATTCTGGTAATTCTTCATAGTCAACGGCATCTGACATGACACCTATAACATAATTAGTCGATTCGTTCTCTTGCAATGCAGTTTGTTTCTTGCTAGTATCGCTATGCTTGTTAAACCAAGGAATGGGTGTAGTTTTTGGTGCAGGGCGCTGATACTTAATACCAATATCTTTTAAAGCACCTGCGGCTGTATAATCTACAAAATCTTTTAATATATTTGCATTAAGTCCAATCACAGGACCTTTCTTAAACAAATAATCTGCCCATGCTTTTTCTTCGCGTATGACGTCTTCATACATAGAATACACTTCAGCTTCACATTCAATCTTTACTCGCTGAAAACGTTCATCGTCTTTTACCACTGTATTAATTAGCAAAGCAGTCCATTCTTTGTGTAGAATTTCATCTTGCAAAATTAAACTGATAATGTTACCATTTCCGATAAAGATTTTATTCTCAACCATTGCTAAACTTGTAGCGAACGATACCATAAAGCGGAATGCTTCTAGTGCATAACTGGCATTTAGTGCTAACCAAATGGCTCGAATGTGTTGCTCTTCAGACACTGGAGGACTACCTAATTCTTTTGCACAATTAATTGTGTGTAGTTGATCGTAATACTTGCCTACACTTGATGCCATATTGACAATTTCTTCAGTGTCGTGAATAGTGTTGAACACTTCCTTAGGCACGTTGTAGATATTACGAATAATATGACTGTAACTGCGGCTATGGATATTCGTTTCAAAGAAACTCCAATTATACATCAGTGCTTCTAACTCAGGCAAGCTAACACAAGGAGTGAATACTTGTGCTGGACCACGACCTTGTAAACTATCTAAGGCAGTCTGTCTTAATAAGTTACTGGTAAAAATGTGTTTGACCGCATCGCTAGATTCTTTGAAGTCTCCGGCATCTTTAGTTAAACTAATTTCTTCAGGAACCCAGTAGAACCCTCGTGCTGTCTGTTCTATTTTTTGTATCTTAGGATACTTAACTTCTTCAAATCGCTGAATTGTAACCGGACCTTCTGGGTCTAGAAACATCTTACGATGTAAGTAGTCTGTCTTTGTGTTTAAATCATACTGAGCTTTGCTCATAGTTTACATGCCTCGCAATCATCATCTTCTAATACTTCATGAAACCCGTTGTACTTCATTTCTAACGGTGTTTCTTCCTTTTCTGCCTTGACGCCTGTTTTGTTAATAAGGCTATAATAGAAAGTTTTCAATCCCCAATAGTGAGCCATCATTAAGTTTTTAGCAATCAATGTAGTTGGTACTTTACGATCTGCATAGTGCGCAGGATTGTAGAATGTGTTTGTGCTAATACTTTGATCAACATATGCAGCTAGAACTGCCGCAGTCTTGATGTATCCTGCACAATCTTTTTGATCCCACATTAGCTGATATTTGTTTTTTAATTTATGATACTCAGGAACAACTTGAGTAAACGAACCAGCTTTGCTTTCTTTAACGCTAATCAAGCTCATAGGCATTTCAATGCCATTTGTACTATTAATAACAACACTACTAGACTCAACTGGAGCAATAGCCATAAGAGTAGCATTTCGTACACCATATTGTTTCATCTCCTTCCTAAGAGGTTCCCAATCTAGTTCTGGTGTAAAATTAGTTAATTTATTAACACCGTCGGCTCTTAATTCCCAAGGAAAAATACCTTGACCGTAACGTGTTTGATCACTATCTTTGCACTTGCCTCTTTCTTTGGCTAGTTCAACTGTGGCTTCTGTTAGGTAGTAAGCTTGATGCTCGATCCAGGATTTAACCTCTCCCAATGCATCGGCTTCACCGTATCGTAGGCCGCGTTTAGCATGCCAATAAGCAAGATTAGTAACACCAATACCCAAAGGCTGAATTTCGTCATTGCTTAGTTTACTCTGAATTGATAAGAAATCTTGATAGTCCAGTATGTTACATAGACTACGTTGTAAAATGCGACAAGCACGTCGCATATCTTCTGGGTTACGGAACGCTCCCCAGTTAACACTACCCAAGGTGCATAAGGCAATACGTCCTTCATCATCATCAAGTCTCTTAAATGGTTTAGTAGGTAATAGAATTTCGCAGCATAGGTTACTTTGATAAATGGTATGATACTCAGGATCAAATGGTCCTTGATTCATTACATTATCAATAAACACAAGATAGATACGACCTGTGTCTGTACGTTCTTTTAGAATTCCACTCTTAAAAACTTCTTCTGCTGATATAGTTTTCTTGCGCAGGCCAGGTACTTTCTCGTACTTGACGTATAGATCTTCAAACCGTTTCGAGTCTCTATAGAAAGCTTCATAAAGGTCTGGTACTTCATTGGGATCAAAGAAAGTAATGGATTCTTTATTTTTAAATCTGCGCCAGAAGAAAGCAGACAATACCACCCCGTAGTCCATGTGTCTAACTCGGGTTTCGTCTGTGCCCTGATTATTCTTAAGCACGATAAGATCATCAAACTGATGATGCCAAATAGGATAAAAAACTGTAGCACTAGCCTTACGTATACCACCTTGACTGCAACTCCTTAAATCTGCGAACCACTTTTTCAAAAAAGGAATCATG